GTGCGGCTAGTTTTGTTTTTATTAGTGTCGGAATAATCCAAGATATCTATAACTCCGACTCCAAAAATGCCGCTGGTTATGCTGTTATTTGGTACCCAACCAAAATAATTTGGACCATTGTTTGCGCCAGCAGTTGCACTAGCGCCGTTGCCTCTAATGTAGTGAGAATATTAGTTCGTAGTCGTTGTATCAGAATTGAACTCACCACGCATGGCTGATGGATCGGCTGCTCCATAAGCGCCCGCGCATCTAGCCATATAGCGGATTTGTAGATGCTTATAGGTTCCCACTATTGAAGTGAACTCAACCGAAGCCTGACCACCACCAGCCGTAACCGTGACGGTGGAAATAGACTCGTAATCGCCGACAGCGGCAGCCACGCCGCTATCTAATAGAGCGACCGTATTGTTAAGCATTAGGCAATAGCCCCCACGACATACCAGTTATTTGCTGAGGTCTGGATTAGTGCGCAGGACTTGTACTGGTTTAGGACTGGGCTTGCTGCTGTTGCTCCAGCAGATAGAACGGTTACGCCACCTGAGCCAGAAATCGTTACCGCTCCTGCGCCTTTATTTAGGACTGTGATTACTGTACCGACTGGGAACGCTACGCTTGCGTTTGTAGGGATCGTCATGGTCGAAGCTGATGCGTTAGATCGGGTTACTAGCACTTGATACTGGTCGGTCAATACTGGGGTGTAGGTCGTGCCTGTCTGGTCATTGAGCGTGAAGTTGACCAACCCGTTGTACATAGCCGCGCTGAGGACATCGCCCGTAGCTGATGGAAAGCCTGTTGCCATTTATATCTCCTAGTACGCCATGATAGATGTGCCGATTATACCCGATACAGCCGACCCAATAATGAAACCTTCAACAATAGGTTCCAGAGTCGTGACAGTTACGCTCATGGCATTAGGCGTTATATTCCATGAGAGTCCCTGTGTCTGTAATGTTTTAACAATAGTTGATCCGTCTGGCTGGACATTCGTAATCTTTAGATTTGAGAAATAGTCCAGGGCAAGCATTGTTGCAGTTGGTACAGCGGGATCCAATAGATCAACCGTCATTGCATCAATGCGAATAGTAGTTTCAGCGCGTGTTGCTACATAGATCTTAGCAATGTTTAATGTGTCTGCATCAGTTTGGGCTATCAAGTTTGACTCGTTTAACTGATGAGGGAAGTATTTGGCGATCGAGGCTGAGTTTTCCGATACCTGTTGAGTGCCGCCCACGCGGGTCATGCCCGCGCTGTTGATGATTAACTTATCGTCAAAAGCGAAGGTGAGGTTGCTGTATGGGATGCCAGTGGTCTGGTTAAACTCGATCGGAGTCTCGCCATACTTCTTGATTACATTGTTGCGGTTTAGGAATATGGCTGTTCCCTCGGAGTTAATAAAGAAAGCGCCCTGCTCTGAGAACTCAGCGTTCTTTAGGGCATCTAAGGCTGTGCGAGATGTTGAAGGATCGACCACACAGGTCGTGTTGCCCGTATCGATCGTACGCATCGAATTAGGAAACTGCACCTGAGATAGGATGCGGTTAATACGAGTTCCAGTATCTTGTCCAGCCGTGGCATCAGCTACTGTGGTTATCCCAGCCTGTTGCATGAGTCTAAAAGCGTCGGAGCAGATTATGTCCACATAACCTATTTCCTGCCCTTGCGGATAGGTGTACTTATACTCCGTTGTATAACCAGAGAATAGGAAGTAACCAACTCCTCCGACTGTTGCCGATACGCGTAACTTGCGAAGTGGAGTTAAAAAGCCAAAGTAAGGTGAGTTAACATTTTGAGGATTAAACGCGCCGTCTGGATCGATCACTCGAACGGTGCAAGTGCCAGCCTCGTATGTATCGCGCATAATGTTGCGACCGCGTTTAATGCTGATCTGTCTAACATTAGGAGTTAGGTCAACTGTAGGTTCTGGTGTTGTTGTCGAAGCCAATGTGCCCGTTCCAAGAACGCCGTACTTTTCATCACCAATAGTAAAGGGATACCCGAAGGTAGCGCCTGATGTAAAGTCGAAGGATACGGCTATTTGAGCTGGCAGGGTCATGGTCCGAAAGATCCACCTTGACGGAATATGGCAGCAAACTTAGCTTGTAACGAATCGTTGAGTAGGCTGTCTCGAATTACATCGTTCAGACTTTCCTGAGCGATAATCGATCCCGCGTTAACATTGACGGTTACATCTACGCCAGCGGCGCTAGTGAATTGAGATCCCTGTGGCAATGAGTATTGAGTACCAGTTACGCCATAACCTGATGCCATCGATGTCGGAACCGCTTGCACATTACCAGCGGCAATGCGAGCAACTTGAGACTCGATCATATCTAGGTATGACTTCCAGGCTGTGAATGGATTCTTGGCATCAGGAACGCTGGCTAGGTAAGCAGCTAGTTGTTGTGATAATCCTTGAGCCTTGGCAATTTCGCCAGCCAGTTTAGATGCCTCGGTTGTATTGCCAGTTAAGATCGCTAGTTGTAGTTCTAAACGCTTGCGTTCCTCAGCCGATACCTCACCCTTTAGGGCTGCGATAATCTGAGTCTGCTGGATATCAAATAGAGTGCCAGCCTTTTGCAGCGCTGTCTGCTCTTTGATCGCCTTAGTCTGCTCTTTAGTTGTTTTAAGCAAAGCGGCTCGCGCCTTAGCCGCCGCCTTATCGGCTGCTGCTTTTCTTAATTCTGATGCAACTGCTGGTGTGATGGTTGCCTTAGCAGGCTCTTTAGCAAAGATGCCAGGTATTCTGGTGAACTGAAGGTTCAATACTGTATCGAGTAACTTAAACGCTTTAGCAGTTCCTGTGGCGAATGCAGAGATCGCATTAGCGGCAGTATCTATCTTAGAGATGATGTTATCTAATCCGCCTTGACCACCACCGCCAAGAATAGATAGCGCATCGACCAAGCCCTTACCAATAGTTTCCTGAGCATTAGCGGCAGCAACAGTTAACTTATCAAGTGAACCAGCATAAGTATCTACTGAGATCTGTGCCTGTCCACCGAATAGATCGTTAATTCTTGTCTGGACTTCCTCAAAAGACATGGCCTTGAGTTCTGCTTGGGTTAATCCGATGCCGTACTTAGCGAGTGATCTAGTCTGGCCTACATAAGCCTTAGATAGATCTGCTGCAACCGATACAACATCTGCGCCACTAGCTGCTGAAAGATCAAGGGCTGTGCGCAGCAACTTCTGGCTCTTAGCAACATCACCAGTTGTAGTCAATAAGCGCTGGAACGCTGGGCGAAGTTGATCATCGAGGACGCCGAATTGTTTCTCAAGATCGGCAATAAAATTGCGGACTCCAGGATCTGCAAAGGCTAGGCCTAAGTTGTCTAAAGACTGGGTAAGTAATCTTGCTGCTTTATCATCTTCAGCAAAGGCTTTAGCGGCATTAAAGCCAGCGCGACCTAAACGCTGTACGGTGAATAGACCAACATAAGACTTAGCAAGTGTCTTAACTTGAGAGTCAAGTCCAATGGTTGATTTAACGGCATCATTAAAGGCTTTACGGCCTACGAACTCCGCGGCAATATCTACTTTTACATTAGTTGCCATTATTTATATTTACCTGTCTTGGCGTTGAATTTAGCGGCTGCGCCTTCTAGTGCCTTAATAACTGCGCCTTGAGTCTTGCCCTGATCCTCGTTCCAAGCGCGAAAGATACCGCGACCCTGTAACTTGCCTTGGCCTTTAGGATCTCCGCCTAGTCGTGGTGAGAAGTTACCGCCAGGGTTCTTGCGACCTGCGGTTTCATAGATAGCACCAGCAGCGGACTTGTTAAGAATAGATACAAGTGAACGCCAGCCGCGACTGTTAGGGCGGCTCGGTGATGTCTTGTATGTAATGCCACGCTTGGCAATAGTTGGATTATATGTTGGGAAACGACCTTCGTTAAAAGATCGAGCTGCCCAGCCACTTAGCGGAGACTCAGATGGCATGTAGCCGCGAGCCTTAGCTGCAATAGGCTTTAGCAGGTTTCCCAGTTCTTTAGTTGTTTCTTTGGCTAGATCAGGCTCATATTGTTTTAGGGCTTTGCGGAGTTTATCTGCGCCTTTTACTTCTGTTGGCATCCGCTTGCTCCTTTGCTCTGTCTTTTAAGGCTTGTAATAAAGTCTTAAACATCGTGTGATCTAGTGCTATTAAAGTTTGGGGCGAGAGTCCTGTCTCAATGCTCAAGCGAGCAACGAGATAGGTGAAGGACTCCCGCGTTACTCCAAAGGGTCATCATCGAGAACCTCGACTCGCGCCAGGGTTTCGAGGAATGATTCTCCGAAGGGTTTAACGGTTTCACCCGACCGACGAATAGATTCCCAGCAAAGCCAATAAACATCGCTCTGCTTTTCATCATCTCTAAAGGCTTTATGGAAGCCCTTCTTTGCGTATTGCTCAAACGCGTACTCGATCGCTGGTGTGATCTGGTACTCGTTAACGCTTCCGTCTGCCCTTGTTACCTTTAGTTTTGCCATGCTTTGCCCCTTAGTTAGTTATTACGCTGTTGTAATTGCTACTGTGCCGTTAACATTCCAAGTTACTGACTGAGTGCCAAGGTCTGCAACTGATCCGTTAATATCAGTTGTGTTGTTGACTAGGCAAGTCATTGTGTAAAGTGGGTTTGTCGCTGATGTAGCAGCTGAAGTCTGCTTTAGTGTGACCGTTACTGATGTACCCCACGCAGCTTGCAAAGTTGCTAGAACATTTGCTGAGGCTGTGTCGTTTAGGAAATCAATAGTAAGAGATGATGCTTCCAAGCCCTTAACGAACTTGTGACCGCTATCGCCCATTGCTGTAACTTCGAGTTCATCGAAAGCACGGTTAAGAGTTACTGAAGTAACATGATTTGAGAGGTCAACCGAATTAACAGTAAGAACCACTCCATTGTTTAAGAATACTGCCATTTGGTTTATTCCTCATCTTTCTTAGTTGCTGGTTTAGGTGCTGCTGGAGCGATCTGACCTATCTTGATCAGGAACGCTTCGTTTTCTTTTTCCCATTCAGTGATGGTCATATTTAACTCCAACTCGTTAGGACTGAGACCTGCAGGGAGCAAGTCAGTAGATCGCCCGATGTAGCATTGAGAACGCTAGGCGCGCTCACATCTCCCACATTATAGACGATCGAGGATGCTGCCAGTTTGTTAAACACTGCAACTAGCATTTCCTCAATTCCATTTAGGTTGCCCTCGTTATCGAGCAAGGGCACAAAGATGTGAATAAGAAAGTTAGCAAGTGGCGCGACAGTATTGCGACCATTGTTAGTCGGAGTTACATAAGGATCCGCAGGGCTGATTACTACGCTGTTTGCGATAGGGGTAGCGGGCGGGAATGAGAAAACCGACCAGAGTGAATTATCTACAAGTGCCGTGGCAATAGTGCCGCGAAGGGTTGATATGGCTGCGGTCATGGTTATCCAACCATGCTGCGGGGATCGATGTAAGGTGCAAGCAACCCACGGATTCTGCCGATGAGCTGATTAGACATTGCGTACATCTGAGTCATAGTTCCATCAGGTGCCATTGCTGAGCCAGAGTTTGACTGACGGCTGCCCCAGATCGAGATAGCGATCATTAAGCTTGCTTCCTGGATCGCAGGAATCGTTGAGTAGTCGATATAAGTCTCAGCGGCTGCTGTGCCATAAGGCGCGACAGTATGGCGAGGATTATCAGATGTGTGAGTCGTAGTAATATCAAAGGAGTATTTATCAACCGCAGTAATTGTTTTAGTACCGTTGTATTTTGTTCCAGCGTTGCTAATTGTTACTGACTGTCCGACATAAAATACATCTTCAATAGGAGTGTTAAAGTAAAGAGTTCCAACTGTGCCAGTGTTGCCATGAGCAACAATAGGCTGTTCGTTTTTCCATAGAAAAGGAATCAACGCGTTATCAGCGGCATCACATACGGACTGAAGCGTGGCATCTGGATACAGGGTACCCACTCCAAGCGCTGTGCGTAATTCTGCGACGGTCGTGTACGACATTTTGATCTCCTTTCTAAAGACTGGCGGGGTAGAAGGGCACTACCCCGCCAGCGACTTAGGTGTTACTTAATTAAGCGACGTTGAACTTGAACGCGCCGCCTGCTGATGGAACCTTAGTAGCGATAGCGCCGTATCCGTAGTATCCAACCTCAACCTGACCTGTGCCGACCTTGTCTGCACGAAGTTGTAGGCGTGGAGATTCGTACCATGTGAATGATTCACGGTTAACAACTACGATAGATCCATCTGCTGCGCCTGTTAGTGAGTAATCGACATAGAGATCGAGTCCTAGCAACGATCCGCGTAGGCTCTGTGAAACATTGCCCGCTGCGTTTTGTGGCTGAGATGCGATGAATAAAGGACGGTTTGAAGAATCGACCATTCCCATGATGTTTGACCATTGTGTAGGTGAAACAATTACGCCTGTTGCAAAGCGAAGTGTGTTCGTGTAGATAGAATCTGATGCGCGAGCAATGAAGCCAGCCATTTCAGCGCCATCCCAAGGAAGTGTAATTGTTGTTCCGTCTGCTGTTGCGCCAGTTTGGATCGCTGTGCGTACTGCAACATTTGTTGCCTTCGCGTAAGCATCAGCCATGAGGCTTTGTAGTTCAGCAAAGAACGCAGGAGAAGTTCTGTCAAGAACCTCAACATCGAATAATTGCATTCCCGCATACTTGGCAACTGTCACATCTAGGTATTCGATCTCAACCTGAGTATCTGAGAACGCGCCTTTTTCTGCCGCTGCTGCAACAGTAGGAACCGCTTTTACGCGCGGGATCTGGAACTTGAAGCCAGCGTCAGGAAGCGTCCCTGTCGAAATCGCATCAATGCTCGGACGACCCGCTGTTGACTTGTTGTTGATGATTTCTGTCAACTGGCGAGTTGGCACAAGACCCGCTACTTCAGTTGTTGTTGTATCTGATGCTGCTGCGAGGTATTGACGAGCTGACTCGTCTCCTAGC